TATAGCCTGCTTTTTCTGCATTATCGTTTTCATCCTCTTCATCTTTACTAAATGCATATTTTGAATCGTACGCCTCTCCACTTCCAGTTGATGACATTTCTTCTAATTCTTTTAACTTTTCTTGAAGTAGTTTATTTAGAGACATTTCTTAACTCCTTAATTAAATCATATGCACGCATCAATGAAACAATATGTTTTTCTCTTAATTTAGTATCTTTAACAACATTATTTAATTGTTGTACAACTTCTTTTAGTTTGATGCTAACAACATTATTATCTACACGGTTATTTAGAATAAGTATGGCTTTATTTACCTTACGTATTTCAGTTGCTATATACTTTTTTAAAGTAGATGTATTAGATATATTATTAATATATTCCTTTAATAATCTTCTTTGATTAATAGATAGCTCACCGTATTTATCATTAAACTTTTCTAATAATATTTTGTATGAAAGGAGTCTTAAATCTTTATCTTGCTTACTATATTCTTTAATAACACCTTTCCTGGCTTTACTATTTTTAATATTACCTGTAATGTTTTCTATAATAAAATATCTACACGATGTTATTGTTCTTGGATTTAATACTCTTTTAGAATATTTAGATTCAAAAATTGTATGTATAGATGCATTTAATTTATAATTAGAGACACGGGATTTGAAAAAATCATCTAAATTATAGTATTGTTTTATTTCTTTTATTAGATTATATTTCTCGCGCTTTAATTTTGTTTTATTTATCTTTCCATGCTCTTGTATTACTGCATCAATAAATTTATCAGCTCTGGTTTCATTCTTATATTTCTGATGTTGTAAT